CATCAAAGATAATAAGGCAGTAATGGAATGTATTGTAAACAGTATTAATCATATGTAATATGAGTGCAAACAACTTTCAATCAACTCCAAACAAACTAGCTCCCGTGATGCCCAAAGAATGGTATCACAAAGCTATTGCGTTATTCAAAATTCCCAGTACTCAATATAATGAGACAAGTATGGCACTATACATTATACGAGAATTGGAATTGATAAATAATGTGAAATACTACATTGATGATTATGGAAATATAATAGTCATCAAAGGTGATAGTAAATTGTACCCTTGCTTCTGTGCTCATTTAGATACAGTTCACACTTATCCCAATGGATTCAAATTGCTTTATCAAATAGCTGGTGAGAGGACTTATTTATTCGCCTGTGACAATGATAAAAAGAGTGTTGGAATCGGTGGAGATGATAAGTGTGGGGTATTTGCCTGCCTATATTTATTACAGCGGTTAGATCACGTCAAAATCATATTCTTCAGTCAAGAGGAAAGTGGGGGCACTGGTTCCTCTAACATAGACCTAACTATATTTGATGATTGCCAATTCCTTGGAGGCATAGATCGCTGGAATGGACATGACTTCATAAATAAATACTTTGGGGTACATACTATATCTAAAGCATTCAAGAAAGCAGTAATGCCAATATTAAAGCAATACGGATATAATCCTAATTCAGGATTATTTACAGATGCCCTCAATATTGTAGATAGAGGCATTGATCTTTCCTGCTTTAATATATCTTGTGGGTATTACTCACATCATTCCAAAAATGAATATGTAGACTTAAATGAATTGTACCATGCCTGCCTTTTGTGTGAAGAGTTATCAACATTATCTGAAAGGTATGAGCATCCATATGAGAAAGTTGTGTACAATAATGTCACGCATTGGGATGATTGGGATTACAAAACAGATGGATGGACAAAAGATAAAGATGGTACATGGCGACAGGGTGCCCCAAAGAGTAAATCCATATATAATTTCCCTGCTTACCATACCAAGTTCAGCAACTATGTAGGAAGTACAATGCCAAAAACTGAAGAGGAATTTATGATTGATGGTGTTCCAGTATGTGAAAATTGTGGATTAGAATTACTAGCTCATGAAAAGAAATACTGTGACACATGTGCAAAATGGATGAAGCCAGCAGATAGCGATATTCCATTACATGGAGAAACTGATAACACTGATTTAGGCATTTAATAAACATAAAAAATCAAACAAATGAAAAAATTACAGGTAATGCTTACTGTTGAGGTGTCCCTCAGAATGCTAAATGATATGATCATTACAGCTATTGAGGGTGGTAGTAACTACTGGTATTTGCTTAAAGAAAAAGCAACAGCTCAAATACAAAAGTATGAAGGTAAATTTATTCCAGAAATACATGATAATAAAGACACTTTCTTTGGTGCTTTTGCTGAGGCAATTCTTCCCGCTGTAATAGGTGGAGAAGTAATTGAAATACATGACATAGAGGATCCAGATGGGCAACCTATTGGAAAATTGTCTTGGGAATCTATAAAAAAAGGTATACATGAAATGAGTAAAAACCATCCACTGGTACTTGCTCTATTAATTAATCCTGAATCGGACTTTGATGCTGCTGATGCAGATGCTATATTTCAATACATAATACTGGGAGAAATTGTATATGGATAGAAACAAAAAGATAGTTACTATTGCTGTAAATGAGAATGGTGAGCGGGTGCTAAAAATAGCATTTCCATATGATGGTGTGCTATTAAAAATAGTAAGAGACATACCCGGCAGAAAATATCATCCAGAAAGCAAATGCTGGTCTGCCCCATTAAATGTCATATCTATCAAAGCTTTGATGGACGCTGACTTTATGGTAGAAGACAAAGTAATGAATTTCTTGAAAGAAAGTAAAGTTCAAACAAAGCAGATTGAACTCAAAGGTATCCCTGGATTGAAGGGCAAATTATACCCATTTCAGAACAAAGGAGTAGCATTTGTAGAAGCAAACAAAGGGCGTGCTCTGATTGCCGATGAAATGGGACTGGGTAAAACCATTCAGGCATTAGCATGGTTACAACTACACGAGGAAAAGCGACCTGTAATAATAGTTGTACCAGCCTCATTAAAACTAAACTGGGAGAGAGAGGCATTGGCATGGTTACCAAATCCAAGAACGGAATTGCTTTCAGGCACACTTCCGTGGATTCCCACTGGAGATATTCTTATTATTAATTATGACATACTGCATAAGTGGTTGTATATTCTAAAAAATATAAAACCACAGGTATTGATTACGGACGAATGTCACTATTACAAAAACAATGGGGCTAATCGTACCAAAGCTATAAAAAAACTGGGTAAAGGAATATCTCATGTGATAGCCCTATCAGGTACACCCATTGTAAATCGTCCCATTGAAGTCTACAATGCCATTCACCTTATTAATCCTGACTTGTTTCCAAACTTTTGGAATTACACTCACAGGTATTGTAATGCAGTGTACAACGGATTTGGATGGGACTTTAATGGAGCATCTAATACAGAAGAGTTACATCAAAGGTTGGTGGATACCGTAATGATACGTAGACTAAAAAAAGATGTATTGCCAGACCTACCTAAAAAAGTAAGATCATTCATACCTATGGAACTAACAAATACAAATGACTATCGGGAAGCAGAAAATAACTTCATAGAGTTTTTGAGAAAACGAAAGGGCAGTGAAGCAGCAGAACGTGCCTCCAATGCTCAAGCTTTAGTGGAAATTGAAATATTAAAACAGTTAGCCGTAAAGGGTAAAATGGGACAAGCCATTGAATGGATACGTGACTTCCTAGAAGTGGATGGAAAACTTGTAGTATTTGCCGTACATCGAAATGTCATAGACATCCTGATGGAAACATTCTGTGATGTAGCTGTCAAGGTGGATGGATCAGTGACTCAATCCAACAGACAGCGAGCAGTGGATTCATTTCAGAATAATGACGAAATACGATTATTCATAGGCAATATCCAGGCGGCGGGTGTGGGAATAACTTTAACAGCCTCATCCAATGTAGCTTTCTTAGAACTACCTTGGACACCCGGAGCCGTAACTCAGGCTGAGGATCGTTGTCATCGTATAGGACAACAAGACTCAGTCAATATCCATTACCTGTTAGCTGCAGGTACAATAGAAGAAAGAATTGCCCGATTGCTTGATCAAAAAAGAAAGGTATTGGATGCTGTATTAGATGGAGAAATAACTACAACTGAATCACTATTAAGCGAATTAATGAAACAATATGAGTAACATTAAAATTAGGAGGGCCAAACTATGTATTATTACAAAAGAACTGAGTTTTCACCTGACTGTCTTTATACCGTTGGGTATTATGATCCATATGGTAAATGGATCCCGGAATCAGATCATGAAACAGCTGAAAAGGCTGCGGAGAGAGTGCATTATTTAAACGGAGGATAATCATAAAAACTAAAAGCTATGAAAATTTTAACAAAAGAAATTCTGGATGCTTTCACAAAGCAAGGTTATTGCGGTGATAAAGAAACAAAGGATATTAAAATTGTCCTTAAACTTTTCAATCCCACCGGGGTAGGTACATGGTACTTGTACGAAAAAGAAGATGATGACATTTATTGGGGTTTCGTCAATCTTGGTGACCCAGAGATGTCAGAATGCGGTACTGTATCAATGTCCGAGTTAATGGAGTTCAAAGGTAGGTTTGGACTTGGTATTGAAAGAGATATGCATTTCAAACCACTTTCAATGTCACTGGATGAAGTAATATCCAAAGTACAATCAGGTCAGCATGTATAACTTAAAAACCAAAAGCTATGAAATCAAAAAAAGAATTGCTAAAACAAATGGCAGAAGAAGTTATTGAATTATGTGACGGTCCAGCCAACCTAGCAGAGGCTTGTGAAGAGTATGCCAGATGCGGAGATGGAGATGTTAAAGCTAGTGAACTGTACAAGGAAGCTCAACTACAATTAAGCAAACGCAAACCAGCATTAAAAATAATAGGTGAAGATGGGAATGCTTTTGCTATCTTAGGTAAAGCAAGTAGAGTGGCTAAAGAAAACGGTATGGATTGGGATAAAATTCATAAACAGGCAACCTCCGGTGATTACAATCACCTGCTAATGATCATGATGAAATACTTTAATATAGAATAATATGGAAAACCTAAATCTAATCAGGAAAATAGCATGGTCATTTCATCACACTACAGGATTGGAGTTTGATGACCTATTACAAGAAGCCACTTGGGCTTATCTACATGCTCTCAAAACATATGATCCAAAAAGAGGGAGGATAACCACTTATGTATGGGTGCATATTACTTCCCATCTTAAAAACTACCTTAAACAGGAAAATAAACACAACGATCCTATTGACTTTATTGAGGACATAGAAATAGAAATGTTAGATCATTCCTATGTCACTCCTACTCCATTCTGGGAGAGTTTAAGTCAGGATGCCCAAGAGGTAGCAGAAATGGTTATTACATCACCCAAACCTTTCATTACTCATGGCAAACCTAAAGCTCGTAAAAGAGTAAAACAAGTAATGATCAATAGAGGATGGGATTTGAACAGGATGTGTATAGCAATAAAAGAATTACAATTATTGTATTCTTAAAAAGTAATTGTATAATAATAGTAATGTTTAACCAAAACTCAAAAAAATGTTTAAAACAAATGCCGTAAAAAGGTATCAAGAGTTTCTGAATGAAGCTATTGATAGATGTAAGCAGGGTACACTGATAAGTATGTCTTCCCTGATAAAAAAATATGGTATATCATCTTCCCTAGCAACCTTCATCATAGAGAAGGGAATTATTAAAAAGACAGGCACTGGAAGACATGTGGTATATTCTCTAAATGGTGGTGGGAGTGTTAAATATGGGGAACATGAAACAGCCCTTCTTGCCAAAGAATTCAATGTTTGGAAATTCCGTAAAAAGAATGGGCTCGAACCAGTGAGACCTGATATAAAGGTAGATAAAGGACTAGCCCAGTACACTACCCAACAGCTCATTAGAGAACTGCACAGAAGAGGGTACAGTGGAAAGCTGAGTATAAAGAAAGAGATCACTGTATGACAATATGGACATCATTCGTCTCTATCAGGATTTCTCCGTTTCATTCCAAACTGAGGGGCATAAGCATTGTCGTCCTGGTTGGGTAAACACCGAGTGTCCTCACTGTACAGGCAATCCTGGATTGCATCTGGGGTATAACTTACAGGATAACTATTTTGTGTGTTGGAGATGTGGGTTTCACCCAACCATCTCCACCATAGCTAAGTTAATACACACAGGTGAATCGGAAACCAGAACCGTCATAAAACAATATGGACTTCTCATTCCTAGATTATCCAAAGAGCCCAAGGTAAGGATCAGAGCCAAAGCTCATAGGTTACCATCAAATACTGTGCCCCTACAAAGTAATCACAGGCATTACTTGGAGAGCAGAGGCTTTGATCCTATTTTATTAGAAAGAGAATGGAATCTTTTGGGAACTGGTCCATACAGTAAGTTAGATCATATTGATTACAAACATCGTATCATTATTCCTTTCTTTTGGGACACTCAACAGGTATCATTTGATAGCCGGGACATTACTGGTAAAGATGCAGGACGTTATAAGGCTTGCCCTAAAGATAGAGAACTGATACCACATAAAGAAATACTATATGGAAAACAAAGTGAGTGGAAGGAGACTGGCATTTGTGTTGAAGGTCCAACGGATGTATGGAGGTTTGGTACGTGTAGCTTTGCCACCTCAGGCATTAAATACACCCCAAAACAAATCCGACAAATGGCGAAGGCATTCAAGAGAATTGCAGTTGTGTTCGACGATGACTCACAAGCGACAGTGCAAGCGGGTAAATTAGTAGCAGAACTAAAATTCCGTGGTGTAGACAGCTTTAAAATAGCTATTAAAGGTGATCCAGGAAGTATGTCCCAAGAGGAAGCTAACTACCTTGTTAAACAACTGATATAGAACAGTATAAAAATAAATTAGGATATTAAAAATAAATTACTTACTTTTATAACCCTTAAAGAAAATAACACATGAAAACGGGCATGTTGAAAAATATGGATTCATCCATTACTTTGCGGTTTTGGTGAAACTAGTCAGGAGTGAGTACAGCCCCCGTTTGCTGGAAAGCTCCTGACTTTTTAATTTATACACATTTTATGGAAAGAACTAAATTCACTACACAACCACTTCCACAGTTATACAATGTAGAAGATGAACCTATTGTTTTATCAAAATGCTTGTTTGATATACTTCTGAAGCAACCAAACCATTCAGATTTAATTGCCCTGTATACATTTTATTATTATACGGCAAAATGGCAAAAAACTAACCAACCTAAATCTACAACAAATTATACAGCACAAGGAATGGGATGGTCAATGGAAAGAGTTAAACGCTATAAAAAAAGACTGATAGAAATGGGATTGATAGAAGATGTAGTAACAAAAAGTATAGAAGGTAAAATAATTGGGCATTTTATAAAAGTTAATTTTATATGGAAAACTACGGAAAACCACCCGCTGGAAAAACCACCCGCTGGTTTTCCCATAGATAAATTCTTAAGAACTAATATAGAAAAGGAAAAAAATAAAAAAATTCAAAATAAAAATAAAATACCTCCTCCATTAAATTTAGTACAACGGTATTGCCAGGAAAGGAATAATGGCATAGATGCACAGCATTTTATAGACTTTTATGAATCCAAAGGATGGTTGATAGGAAAGAACCATATGAAGGATTGGCAAGCCGCTGTTCGCACATGGGAGCAAAATGACAAGCTGGGTAAGAACAAAGGTAAACCACCATACAAAGAATTTGATGGCATGAGATTCTATCTTAATGGTGATGGAGAGTATTATAATAAAAAGGGAACACCCTGGATTGATTAGCCATGATTGAGCGAAAAATAATAATTGGATTAATCACTTCCACAGAATATCTACAGAAGGTTAAACCTATCTGGAACCCCATGCTGCTAGAATCTGTGGTTGCTCGTCTATTATCTGAGTGGGTTTGGGAGTATTACACTACTTATGATAAAGCTCCAGGAAAGGACATAGAAGGCATATTCTTTGCAAAGATAAAAAACAATAGTGTTCAAAAAGACATAGCTGAGGAAATAGAAGAAGACATTTTGCCAGGTCTATCAGAGGAGTACACTCAGGAGAATCTCAATGTAGAGTATTTATTGGATGAGACTAAAAAGTATTTTAATGATCGTCACTTAGCTATTCATACAGAAACAATTGAATCCTTACGATCAACAGGAAAAATAGAGGAAGCAGAAAAACTAGCCAGAGAATTCAAATCATTAGAACTGACCATTCATAACATAAATAATTTTATTTTGACAGCAGAGGATATACGAGTTCATGCAAAACCTACTCCTGCTACCTTAATGAAGCCTTGGTTAAAGGAAGGACAAACCACTATTATTTATGGTAGCTATGGGTCAGGAAAGTCTTTATTAACCATCGCTGTGGCTTACCTATTAGGATTAAAAGATTTTGATGACAAGGAATGTGAGATTGGAGAATGGCAAGTAAAAAAACGAGTAGGCACTTTATACATCGATGGAGAGTTGGGAGAACAGGAAATGGAGGATAGAATTAAAAAGTTTGAGTGGTTGGGAGTGCAACGCCTTTCATTACGAATTCTTTCCATTCCTGAGTATCAGTTAGCCACAGAGGATTCATTCTATTTATCTGATAGAGGGAACCAGTTAAAAATCATTCAGTGGTTAAAGAATAACACAAGGTATAAGTTAGTGGTTTTAGACAGTGCTAGCACGTTGTTTGGTTTGGTAGAGGAGAATGATAACTCTGAATGGAATAACAAGATAAACCCATTCCTACGAGACCTACGAGCCTTGGGAGTGGCGTGTATCCTTTTACACCACTCCGGGAAGGATGGGAGAAGAGGATTACGAGGGGCATCCTCAATGGGAGCTATGGCACATAATATATTCAAACTTTCTAATCATACAGATAAAAACATTGATGATGGAGAGGCTTGGTTTGTACTAAGTAAGGACAAACAAAGGTCTGGAGGATATAGCTTCAAGACGTTTGCCCTAAAGTTTACACAGGAAAATGATGAAACAGAAACACACTGGGAAGTTACAAGCAGAGGTGGCACAACGTAGTTTTATGACGAATAATTAAAAATCATTTGTATAATATAATCAGAAATAAATTTTATGTTTAACCAAAATCTTTAAAATTATGATTAGTGAAAAAGAAATGCGGTCGGCCGCAAAAGAAGTCGTCACCGTCCTTGGACTGGTGGATGAAAACAAAGAGGATATTGTTATTACAAAAGCAACAACCCTCAAAGAGCTCAAAAAAATCATCGATGATGTGATCAATGAGAAGTTGATTACAAAAGATGATACACTCTCTGATGAAACTCAGGCTGTAATTGATGCCATGACTTCTAAACCAGGTAAGAAAAATGCAAAACCAGGGCCAGAACCAGAGGAAGAAGAGGATGATGAGGATGATGATCCTGATGATGAGGATGATGATCCTGATGATGAGGGGGAACATGCAAAGAAAATAGCTAACAAACTTCATAAGGAACTTGCTGACAAAAAAATCAATACTACAAAAGGTATGGATGTTCCTACTGAAGATGATGAGGATGATGTTGAAAAAGTTAAAAAAACTTCTCCAGCAAAAAAAGGGAAAAAGATTGAAAAGAAAAAAGGAGTAACAAGGGCAATTTGTATTTGTCGAGCTATGCAATCTGTTCCCTCTAAAGGAAAAACTATTGATGAGGTTGCGGCCATTGCTGATAAAGAATATGTGAAAGCAGGAGGAACTTCTAATGTTACACAAACAGTGCATCATATTAAAGTTTTTATTCCTGCTGGATTAGAATGGGGGATTTTCACTGTGGAAGGCGATAAGGTTTTTCCGGTATCTTAATTTTGAGTAATGCTTGAATATAAGAATCCTATAACTGTGAGGAGAGGGCATTGGACATGCCCTCTCCCACTTGCTTTGGAATCCTATTGGGCTTGTGAAGCTGATTGTCTTCATTGTGTTGGAAGGAGGCTAAACAAAATTTGGGGGGAAGAACAAAGAGTAAGTAATCCTGAGAATGTTAAAAAAATACTTACAAATGCTTTGCTAAATAAAAATCCAAAATCAATAGTTTCTCAAGCCCTTCATTCTAAAAAAGCTTTATTTTTAGGGAGAAAGGCTGATCCATATCAACCCATTGAAAATGAAAGAAAGGTTACTCGTAGATTAATACAAATATTATCTGAGATGGATTGGCCAGTGGTGATTTGTTCAAGGTATCAATCTAATATGGAAAGAGATACAGATTTGTTCCTAAAAAAGAGGAAGCTGATTCATATGCTAGTAGAAATAACTCCTGGTGCAGAAAGTGATTGGGAAGTGTTTGAACACAAAAGAACATCAGAAGTAAAACATCGTCTACAAATAGCTAAGAAGTGGCAGGATATGGGAATTAAAGTGGGGGTAAGAGGTGAACCTTTCATTCCAGGGTATCATACTATAAAACAATTTCAGGATGTTCTAAAAAGACTTAAAAGCTATGGCTTGAAGTCTTATAACATATACAATCTTCACATTAATGAATACACCATAAAACGTCTCTATGAGATAGGTTTGGACATAGAAAAGATTTGGACATTTAATCAGGATCATCACTGGAAACTTGTACAAAGAAAACTCTGTCAAATTGCTGATGAAGAAGGCATTGAATTAGGTTGTCCTGACTTTGTTAATGTACCTATTGATTGGATGTCAAATGTTAATACATGTTGTGGTATTGATGTACAAAATGCTTTTACTTATAACACTCATAACTGGAGAAACCTTATTAAGCATGGGGAAACATCAAAAGAGGTATTAAACAAATCATGGGAAGGAATAGGAACAATGAAGGATAGAGAACGAGCAGATGTTATTGTAACTGGAAAACATTCAAAAGATTACTATACAATGCGAAACGCAGGAATTATATGATATACAAAATAGGGAATCAGAAATTAACTATAATTACTTCTGAAACAAAAGAAGATAAAGGAACACCACACCAGGTGGTTTCCTGGAGAGATATGGCAGAAACATGTCGTACATTGGATGCTGTTTGTAATTGGATAACTCCAAAAGATTCACCAGTAATAGTGGATGGTATAGCCAGAGCTGGTTTTTGGGGGGCTTTGTTTAGAAATAAATGGCCAAACTGTGTTCTTCATTTAAATGAAAAAGAGACGAATTGTCTGGATGTTTTAAATAGGAATTTTCCAAATGACAAAATTACCAATTTTGATATTGAAAATTGGGCTCCTAAGAAATGTGATATTGCAATGTTAGATTTTGATGATTTCACCTTACGCAAAGCAGACAAATGGAAAAATATTTTACAGTCTTGGGAGAAGTCATGTACTTATCTTATAATTGTAGACAGTGCTTGTTTTGGCTTTAAGTTTGGGAACTTAAAACATTACGGAGTTGACAAGGAGGAAGGATATTATTATGCATTAAATAATTACTTCAAGAAAATTTCATTGAATAAACGGATAACTACAATTTGTAAATTTACTAATGCTGCCACCCTTCTTCTTGAAAAAAGAGGAGGCATTACAATAAGATTTATTCCACCATCAACTGATTTGTTTTTAAGCAAAGGAGATATACAGAAAGGACTTTTCTTTTGAATATTAATTGGAAAATAGTGAAAGATGAATTGCTTTCTTTTGAGAAAAAAGAAAGAAAATTGAAGGATTTAGATGCCCTTACAATAGACACTTTACATGGTAGTATGTGGGGGTTGAATCATCGCTATATGACATTAGAGGAAGCATTAATAAAAGATAAAAATTCCATTTTGTCATATAGTTTGAAAAGAATTCAACTTTTGATGCAAGAATCAAATTTTACTTTTAACCGTAAAGAGTCATTGAGATGTGGTGTAGGATTTGGAACATATGGATGGAAATATGATAGTAGGATTATTAAAGCGGCAATATATTATGGGGCTTGTCTAATTGATACGGCTGAGGGATATGGTTATGGAAAGGTAGAGAATGAATTAGGAAAGATTTTAATTAATTCCAAACCCATTGATGTGATTACAAAAGTACGGAGAGATCATATGAGTCCTAATTCTATTTATAATGCAGTAAGCAGAAGTGTAAAAAAGTTAAACATAATTCCTCATGTGCAATTACATTTTCCTAATGACAAGTTCTCAAATGCCATTAAGGACTTAGCATCACTGCGACAAAAAGGAATTGTAAAAAGTATTGGTTTGGGAAACTGTTCTGTGGATATGATTGAATCTGCACAAAGGCTTGTGTCTGAATTTAGTGGGGATGTTATTGATTCTGTTCAAATGCCATTCAATCTTTTAAACAACAGAATTAAAAAAGTTCTTTTACCATATTGTCAGGAAAGGGGAATATTCGTGATAGCTTATAGTCCATTAGGGCAGGATTTTAAACGATTGAATTGTTTTCGTTTAGGTGTGATGGCACGTAGATATGATTGTACCCCTGCACAGTTGGCATTAGCATGGATATTAACTCATCCTGGAGTGATCCCTATTCCTACTACCAGTAATATTAATCATTTGAGAGAGAATCTGTTAAGTAGTGATTTGAAACTTGATCGGAACGATGTTAAAGAATTGGAAGATTGTTATAATGAAAATAAAAAAATTGTTTAAATTTGTAAATCTTAAAAACTATGGCTGGTACAACCGAACAAGCTCACTTGACAGAGTGTCAAAAGAGAATAGTAAAATTCTCTGGGGGATGGGGGGTAATGGGAAATATCCCAGATTTTCCCGTGACTTTGGTTTTTAACTACGTATTGAGAATTGTAACTCAGAAACATGACAAGAATTATGTATTGTTACAATATCTCAAAATGGATGGTTATCATCCACGTTACAGTGTGTCGGAATTGGAAATGCTTTTAGATGGTGTTTCTGTGGAGGTAGGATTGGGAATAAAAATAGCTGAAATCCCATCTGGAACCAAGATGAGAGAGTTGTTTGATAAATACGTGGCACCTAGACTTATTGAAGAAAGGAACAGAATAGATGAATTACTGGGAATTAAGAAATAAAGTTAGTAAGATCATTCCTCGCATGACTCAACTGTATTCTTCCAATAGGAAGTCTGTCATAGTGAGAGAGAAGGGTAGAAAAAAGAATTATAGTCAGTATAACTTACGGCATGGAGAGTGGAGGAAACAGGAAAGATTGCTTAATACAGAGGAAATAAATTCCTTTCTGGAAATATCCATACGGGCATCAGCTTGTCCTTTACCATTCAATATGGATATATGGGATGGGTTGATCTGTCCTTATGCTTGTATTTACTGTTATGCCAATTCCTTTAGAGCCAGTCTCTACACAGCGTTCTTTGATAATAGTAAAACAATGGGACTTCGCCATTGTAATCCCACTTATTACAAGCAGGAGATGGATAAGATGGCTCGGTATCGTGCCATGACATTTGATCAGAAAAAAGAACTTACAGGAATCAATAAAGCTTTTGCTCTGAGAATGCCAGTACGGATGGGAATAAGGTTTGAAGATTTCCTACGAAATGAGGGAAGACATGGGATAAGTTTGGAAATGCTACGGTATTTGAAAGACATAGAATATCCTGTAATGATTAATACTAAATCCAATCTAGTAGGTACTGATCCATACATTAGAGCACTGGCTGATAACAAGGCTGGAGGAGCAGTACATTTAACAGTAATTACGAGCAATGAAGAGATAAGTAAAAAGCTAGAACCTGGAGCACCATCATATGCCCTACGCTTAGAGGCAATACGAAATATGACTTCTGCTGGAGTACGAGTAGTGGCTAGAATTGAACCTTATCTGTTCCTACTGAATGATGATTCAGAGGATGTGCTGAAATACATAGAAGATATGTGGGAAGCAGGAGTACGGAATATAACTTTTGATACTTATTCTTACACTGCAGGAAATTCTGGAATACGACAAAGCTTTATAAATGTAGGATATGATTATGACCGAATGTTTATGGCAGGAGCGGATAGTCAACCCTTTGGTTCTTTACTGCTAGGTAAGTTTATGGAAGTATTTAGAGAACGTGGTTTCAGTTGTAGTACGTTTGATATGGGGAATAATCCTACCAATGATCAGAGTATCTGCTGTGAAGTAGAAGATTTTTATACTGGTGGGTGGAATTTTGGATGTACCGTAATGGCAGCCAGGTTTATAAAAAGTAGGAAAGGGGAATCAGTAGATTGGAAAAACTTTGAACATTGGGTAGATATTAATGGAGGATTTCTGACTGAAGAATTAAGACAGGAAGTAAAACGCCTGTGGAACCTGGAAGGGAATGTCGCTTATTCCCATCGATGGGCTGCTGGCATGATTCCTTGTGGAAGGGATGAAGATGGATTAATATGGAAATGGATGAGTGATAATGATTATAGAGAAACATTAATACAAGAAACATATGAAGATAACAAACTTGGTTGAGGAAATTTTTGGACAAGCCGTGGCACTGGATCAAAGTGGCGGACTGAGAAACACCATTTATGCCATAGGTACAGAAATATTTATTCTTAATTATGACCATACCGTACTCCTGCGTTTCCGATTACGCACCTCAGAGGGAGTATTTGAACCACCTATATCATTCAAAGCTAATGATTATGATAGTAATGAGTTTGATGAGAAGGATGGAAGAATTGTCTTTTATAGTACCAAGGGGGATTATGCCCGAAAGAAAATATGTGGAACCTCTGACCTTACCCCAGAGGAAGTAAAAACATTATATCATAATTATATTCAGAATGTAGAAGATCACTCCGTAGTGTCTTTGTCCAAAGATGTTTTAGAGTTACTAGAACCTGAATTGAGCCACATAGAATTTTCAGGAGAGAAAGGACAATCTATAAAAATGATACAACGAAATATTTACTCTGGGGGGATAATAGAAGTTAAGAAAACCAATAAAGGATTTTTCAAGGAAGAGCTGGAGAATGACTTTGGTCCAGTAGCTATGAAAACAGATGATTTCCGGGCATTGTTTACATTTCAAAGTATTATCAAGTTTTCATTTCCTAATAGAGGAAAAGAAAATTTCATATTGATCAAAGGTGGAGATACAGGCATGAGGCATATAACAGGTATTGTAGCCTGTTGCCTGTATGATGAAGTAATAGCTATACAAGAAGCCAACAAACCTAAAATAACAAGGAGGAAATAAAATGGGAGGAAAAAGCAGAAAGAGTGGAGGAGTTTCCAAGAAACTAATCAATGCACTGAAAAGTGGTAAATATTCAGGAAAGAAATGTGGAACCTCAAAAACCATAGAAGATGAAAATAAAACAACCACTCCAACTCTATTTGAAAAAGTTGGAAGAGCTGGGAATTGAGCCTAACTTTTACACAAGCCTTCCATATCTTACTCTAAGTGGGGCTACCTGCTGGACAGATAAAGGATGGTTATGGATAGAGGATGAGGAATGGTGTATATTTCCTCCACTTCCTCATCTAAAGAATTATATATCTGATCCTATGGATTACCCTCAAAAGAACATATGGTCAGACTTTTCAAACATCCAGATAGATTTACCCAAAATGGGGTTTCTAGATTGGGAATATATATTTGATAGTTTACAATTTAATCACATGGAAGGGCATAAGTGGGAGGTATATAGGAAGAACTCAAGAAAATGGCCGGCACGGCACCCAAATTGGTTATATTGTGATCTTTATGATTACAATTCAGTTGGGCTTTTACTATCTGAGTGGTTATTGAATAAAATGGACAATGTCCAAGATGCCCAGTTGATTGCTGAATATCTGCTATCCAACCACCCATCAATACACCATAGATGTCTATATGATAGTGAAGAGCAACTAATGGCAGTCAATGTTTGGGATGAGAACTGGAAGTTCATTAACTATCGGTATTGTATTGTAAAATTGAATGAGCCATTTCTGGATGAGTTCTCACGTTGGTTATTCTACACTGATAAGCAAATACAAGGAAGTGGGAAGATGGTTAATGATGGGGGGACACTAGGTAGTGCTGGACTAGAATCTTTTAAGGATAAGTTAAACCCAATGAAAAAGCGAGAAGTATATTCATGGATTATAAAATAAACATATTATGAAAGTAAACAAACTTAAACTTCAGGAAGCCTTGGAAATAGTAAAACCAGGGTTGGCAAACAGGGAAACCATAGAACAGGCTACCTCATTTGCCTTTATTAAAGGTCATGTTGTGACTTACAATGATGAAATCAGCATCTCACATCCAGTAGAGGGATTAGACTTGGAGGGAGCTGTGTCAGCAGACATTCTATATCCTCTGCTCACAAAGATTAAACAAGAGGAAATAGAATTGGAGATTGAAGGTAATGAAATCCTCATTACCTCTGGGAAAACCAGGGCTGGACTTGCTCTGCAAATTGAGATAAAACTTCCATTGGAAGAGGAGATAGCTCAAAAGGGTAAATGGAAGGAACTACCTAAAGATTTTGTAAAGTTTATAAACTTTGCTATTCCATCTTGTGCTAGGGATTCAAGTCGGGCTACTCTTACCAGTGTGCACATAACAAAAGAAGGATTTATAGAAGCATCTGACAACTTTCGATTGACTCAATGTCATATGGAAACAGAGATGCCAACTAAAAACTTCTTACTTCCTGCAGATTCAGCAATGCAAGTAGTGAAACTTAATCCTATTAAAATAGCAGAAGGAAAAGGATGGATTCACTTCCAAACTAAACAGGGAACTGTAATTAGTTGTAGAATATTTGAAGAGGCTTTCCCTGATGTTTCATCTTTGCTTAAAATGCAAGGAATTAAATTAATCCTTCCCAAAACAATGGAGGAGATACTGGATAGAGCTATGGTAGTTGCCAAACGGGATAAGTTTACAGAGGAAGATGTGACCATAGACCTGGAGGATAAAAAGCTTAAGATCAGTGCAGAAGCTGACTCAGGATGGATTACTGAAGAGGTGGCTTTAAGATATAGTGGAGAACCTATTCATTTTAACATCACTCCATATCTTCTGAAAGGAATATTAGCAGAAACACAAGAATGTGAATTGACAAAAAGTAAAATCAAGTTTGAAGGAACTGGTTGGGTATATATTTCAGCTTTAAGAATAAGTGATAAGTAATGGAAGGATTTTTCACAAAGAAGGAAACAGCCTCTCTTTCCCGTCCTGATGGGAAGGCTTATACCTGTGTGTCCTGTGGCTTATACAAAAAAGTAGAAAGCCCTAGAATGAAACCCTTTGGGAACTTCAAAAAGGGAATACTAAACATTGGTGAAGCCCCTGGAGAGATAGAGGATGAAGAAGGTAAACCATTTCAGGGTAAGACTGGAAAGTTACTTCAAAGTACATACAAGAGATTAGGAATAGATTTGTTTGAGGATTGTGTAAATCTAAATGCCTGTCATTGTAGACCAATGGATGAAGATGGGAATAATAGAACACCAACTAATTATGAAATTGAATGTTGCCGCAGGACTACTTTTAAAATTATTGAGGAATATAAGCCAAAGGTTATTATATTATTGGGGAATTCAGCCATTTATAGCTTTCTAGGACACCGATACAAGAAGGAGCTGGGAGGAGTATCAAAATGGAGAGGATATGCCATACCAGATCAGGATTTAAAGACTTGGGTTTGTCCTACCTTTCACCCTAGTTATGTAGAAAGGTCTGATGGAGGTCCAGAAGAAACTATATGGAAACAGGATTTAAAACAAGCATTTGAAAAAATCAAAGAACCATTCCCAGTATATAAAGAGCCTTTGATTGAAATAATAAATGACTTATCTGTATTAGGGACAATAAAAGAAGGAGAGATTGCTTTTGATTATGAAACTACTGGGCTTAAACCACATGCCGCAGGACATAGGATTATTTGTGTATCAGTTGCATATGAGCCTGATAAATGTTATGTCTTTATGATGCCAGAAAGTAAGAGAGAACGACAACCTTTTATGGATTTATTAACCAATCCTAAAATTGGGAAGATAGCACAGAATATGAAGTTTGAAGATACTTGGAGTGTTGTTAGATTAAGACAGACTATACAAAATTGGGTATGGGACACTATGTTGGCTACTCATATACTTGATAATCGTCCTGGTGTAACCAGTCTAAAATTCCAAGCTTATGCTCAGTTTGGGATAGTGGATTATGATTCTGAGGTTGCTCCATATCTATTAGCAATAGATAATACCAATGCTAATTCTATAAACAGAATTATGGATTTAGTAAACAGTTCACAAGGTAAAGAACGACTGTTAAAGTATTGTGGATTGGATGCTATTTATGAATACAGATTGTCTAAATTGCAAAGAAAAATTATTTTATCTTAAACCATGGCAAAGGTGTAAATAATTATGGGATGATATTAAAAACAATAGAAAATGTTGATAAATCCTAGAACATATGAAGCTTACCAATTACTACATAATGGTATTTTAGCCCTAGCTCATGCCGAACAGGCTGGAATACGAATAGATATAGAATATGTAGAGAATAAGAAAGTTCAGCTAACTCATAGAATAGAACATCTGGAGGAACAATTCAAGCAAACTAACTTCTTTCGTCATTGGCAACATTCAATGAAAAGAACTGTTAATATTAATTCTAATACTCAGTTATCCACATTTCTATATAAGATAAAAAAGATAAAGATTGAAAAGGAGACAGCTTCAGGGCAAGGATCAACAGATGATGAAACCTTAAAGCAAATAAATATTCCAGAGTTGAATGACTTATTGGAAATACGTAAGTTAAAGAAAGTACGAGATACTTACTTATCCACTCTTAGTAGGGAACAGGTAAATGGTTATATTCATCCTTTCTTTAATCTTCACCTAGTACAGACATTCCGTTCCAGTTCTGACCATCCCAACTTCCAAAACATTCCTAAGAGGGATGAGGAATCAATGAAAATAGTTCGCAGGGCATTGTATCCACGTCCTGGACACCAATTATTAGAAGTGGACTACAGTGGATTGGAAGTACGCATATCGGCATGTTATCATAAAGACCCAACTATGTTACGGTATGTAAACAATCCTAAGTCAGATATGCATCGGGATATGGCTATACAAATATTTATGCTGGAGAACTTTGATATGTCTCTTCCTGAACTTCAAACACTCCGACAGGCTGCCAAAAATGGATTTGTATTCCCTGAGTTCTATGGAGATTATTATAAGAATTGTGCTTATGCAATGGCTTGTAATTGGGGGAAACTTCCTTCAGGTCAATGGAAGTCTGGAGAGGGAATATCAATGCCTTCAGGAACTTTATCAGATCATCTTATCAGTAAAGGAATCAAATCATTACTCTCTTTTGAAAAACATGTAGGAAGGATTGAAACAGATTTCTGGAAAGAAAGATTTCCAGACTATGCTGAATGGCGAGATAGATGGTATACTGTTTATAAGAAATATGGATATATAGACCTATTAACAGGATTTAGATGTGGGGGAGTGATGGATCAAAAACAGGTATGCAACTATCCAATACAGGGAGCAGCATTCCATTGTTTACTCTGGAGTTTTATAGAGGTTGATAAGCATCTTAAAGCATTACACATGGATACACGACTAATAGGTCAGATTCATGATTCAATGTTATTGGATGTAGAACCATCAGAATTAAGCACTACAATATCATTGATAAGAAGAATCACCTGTCAGAAATTACCTGAAGTTTGGAAATGGATTATAGTACCATTAGATGTAGATGCAGAGATATGCCCTGTGAATGGTAGCTGGGTAGATAAAAAAAAGTTATAAATGCATGATCGAAAA